AATCACAAAGTAAAAAACGAAGATAAGCGCACAGAAATCGCTACAGATGTTTGCGATGAAATATTGCGCTTTTTAGACAATCCAAAAAATTATAAGAAATACAATGAACAGTAAAGAATTCAACCAGCATAGAAAAGATTTTTTTGAAGAAGCTATGGCGCTAAGTGATGCAAAGAGCGTTGAGTACACAATCTCATCATCTGATCGTTTAGCTAATTTTAAATATGTAGCAAGTAGGGTAGGAACTAAACCAATGCAAGCTTTGCTTGGGTATGTATTAAAGCACATGGATGCTATATGTAATGACGCAAAAACTGGTAAGCAGTTTAGCGATGAAACTTTCAGAAGTCGCTGTTTAGACATATGTAATTATATGGTACTAGCAACAGCGCTTCACATTGATGAACAAAAAGAACCACATACAAATGACACAGAAGATAACACTAACCAAACTGGAACTGAACATGGCGTTGTTAGCGGGAACGGAACGCATGATACAGAACCAAAAAAATGGAAATCACTCAAAGCGTCAAAAACTTGATCCTGACATAAATGGAATGGCTGGCGAAATAGCAGTAGCCAAATATTTTAATAGATTTCCTGACCTTACCATAGGCCCGCATCGCCGTGGATACGACCTTGTTATTAAAGGTAAGCGCGTGGATGTTAAAACTACATCGTACAATCCCGGTTGGCTTAACTGTAAAACATATAAAAAAATTGATGATGCAGATATATATGTATTGGTTCATTGCGATTTACCACATTATACCATACAAGGTGGCGCTACTGCTGAAGACCTTATACGCGAAACTAATATTAAAGATTCAGGGTTTGGCCCTCAATATGTACTAGAACATTTTCAGCTTAAAACTTTAAAGCAGCTGTGGAGATAGCTTGCATACGATAAACAAAGGCGCAATTGGTGAGCTATCTGTAAAAAGGTCGTTAATACGAGATGGCTATACTATCTATGAGCCGCTAGTAGACTCAAATCAAGTTGATTTAATTGTGGAGCTTGCTAGTGGCGCAATGAAACGTGTTCAAATTAAAACAGTTACCAAGCTTCGTCGCGGCACAAGTATTGAGGTTGACCTATCAAAATATAAACATACATGTAGAATAGACATAGTGGCTGTGTATTATTTGCCAAAAGATATTATTGCTTACGTACCATACGATAATAGTCATGCGCTTTGTTTAGCCTTAACGACTGGCAAGAACAATCAGACCAAAGGGCGCAAATGGTTCTATTCTTACGAGCGTTTTCCGGAGTTTAGCTAATGAAACCACATTACGCTGGCAGTATAGCATTCGATAATGAACAAGGCGAGTGGGAAGATAGGCTTATGATGGCTTATGATTTTGATGATTTGTGCAAGGACATGAAATCGTTTACTAGTCGTAGAAAGAATTCCGAGGTTCATTTTGCCGCGTATGTCGATAGAAATGGGCGAGAACATGATATAACACAAAAGGTAAAAGAGGTAATAGGATGATAATGGCTATAGAAAACAAAGAAACAAGAGGGCGCAAATTCATTGTTGATGAAGCGTTAAAACATTGCTTGGAGTGCAACCAAGTTTGGGAAAAAATAAGCAAAAAAGTGTATTCTAAAAGTTTTGAGATATATCCAGTTGGACATATACCGGTTATTGGAAAGAAAAAAGAAACTTGCCCGCGTTGCAAATGAATGTACTTGAATTATTTGCTGGTTCTTGTTCGTTTGCAAAAGTAGCAAGTCATCTAGGTTACAATACTTTCACTACTGACATTAATAAATACGAGAACGTAGACCTTGTAGCTGATATAATGAGCATTAGGCCGTTTATGATACCATTTGAACCGGATATCATATGGGCAAGTCCGCCATGTACAGCTTTTTCAGTGGCAAGTATTGGTACGTACTGGAAAGGCGGCAAGAATGCGTACGTTCCAAAAAAAGCTGAAAGCTATATTGGACTTGCGCTTGTGCAACGAGCTAAAGATATGATAGCGCATTATAAGCCAAAGTTTTGGTATTTAGAAAATCCAAGAGGGGTACTTAGAAAGCTTGATATTGTTGAGGATTTACCAATACGGCATACTGTATGGTACTGCCAGTATGGTGACGAGCGAGCAAAGCCTACAGATATATGGACTAATGACAAGTCATGGATACCGCGGCCAGTATGCAAGAATGGTAACCCTGAATGTCATCACACACCAGCTCCAAGAGGTTCAAAAACTGGCACTCAGGGCCTAAAAAACAGCTATGAAAGGGCCAAAGTACCTGAAGAATTATGCAAAGAAATATTAGGGGGTATACATGTTTTTAATTGATGTTGCAGAATGGTGCGTGGAACTGTTGGTTGTAGCGCTTGCATTGTTTTTTGGCGCAATTGGTGTATTCATAATACTAATGGTTGTGACGTTAGCAAAGGATGCATGCGATAGAAATGGGTGGTCGTTTAAAAAAATTAAAGAAATTGCGCAAAATATTTTAAATGTTTAAAAAAAGGACACAAAAATGGGGAAAATGCTTAAATATAATGGTAGAGATGGTTTTATAGAAGCCGATTACGACCCGAATTGCGGCGATATAATAAAGTATAATAAATTTAGTAAGCACGGCGAAAAGTACATCTTAGATGATGAAACTAAAGCGCCAAGCGTTACTGCGGTTATTGGAGATAACTTAGGCTGGAATAAGCAGGCGCTACTAACATGGGCAAAGCGTCAAACAATGCTTAGTAAGGATGTTGATGCGATTTTAAAAGATGCTGGCGAAATAGGCACGTTACTGCACATATTAATTGAAGCTCATCAGCGTAAGAAGAATGTGGACACTGGGGATTTTACAGCTAATCAAGTTGGTCAGGCGCTAAAATGCTTTACCGGGTATTTAAACTGGGCAAATAAAGTAAAATTTAAGCCGTTAAGCAGTGAGATGGTTGTAGTGTGCAATAAGCAGCGGGTAGCTGGCACAGTTGATTGTGTGGGTAAGATAGGCGATGATTTAGTTTTGATAGATTGGAAAACATCGCGCTATCTATATAAAGAGCATAAGATTCAGGTGGCGCAGTATGTGCATATGCTGGAAAATCAGAAAAAAGACAGAAAATTTGCTTATGCAATGATATTAAGATTTGATAAAAACGAGGTAAAGTACCACCAGCATAAAGTAGACCGCAAAAAGATAGAAGCTGGTATCGTTGCATTTCAAAATTGTCTAAGCTTACATAATATTAAAAAATCGGTGTGAAACCGCATTTTAGCTACGTCAACTCTGCTGGCGATCGGGCAAGGTGTCCTGAACCTGAGTGTGATGGTAAAAAAAAGTATAATGTATTTATTGGTAAATATCAAAGCAATTGCCATAGATGTAAAAAAGTGTGGAAGCACAATGGCAACAATAAAACGGAAGATATAGTGCCTAAAACTATAAATACACGTACGCCACTATTCATTAGGGATGGCGAGACGCGCAAAAAAGCAAAGTTTGATGAAGCACGTAAGAATTTTATAGATTATTTTGATATTGTAGTCAGGAATCAACAATTACCTTGGAAAGAAACAGCTAAAGACGATGTGTACGGCATTGGTGCGCTTAATAAAGGTCAGGACGAAGTGCAGCTGGTGTTTGAAATCAATGAGAATCATTATAAACATCATAAAGGTCAGCAATTTGGTAGTGCGGAATGCAAAATTTTTCCCCAAGGCGTGTTACCACAACTACAATCCAATAGCACGCTACTGGTCGTTGAGGGCGAGAAAGACGCAATCACGGCCAACTCAAACGGTGCGCCAGCCATATCATTTACCTCGGGTGCTGGCGCACTACCTCAAAACATAGATGTCCTAGAAAAGTTTACAAATATTGTTATCGCATATGATAATGATAGTCAGGGCGATGAGGGCGCGCAGAAAATTGCAAAGGCTTTTTATAAGCAAAATAAAGACCGGAAGATTAAAATATTAAAATGGCATAATAAGCCGGATAAATACGACATAACAGACTATTATGTAGATGGCCATACTACCAATGACCTACTGGCATTGATTGATAAATCTCCACTTTATGGCAGTGACCCAGCAGACTTTGGTGGTCTTGAAGTATATGACCCAGCTACATATGTTGAAAAACTGCAAGGTGAGGTCGTACAGATATGCGATGAAATATTATTAGAAAATGGCACGTCGAGCATCTCAGGCCAGTCCAACGTGGGCAAGTCTATCTTAGCCTTGCAATTTGCCATGTGTGTGGCCATGGGCGTGCCATTTCTTACCTTTAATGTACCTAGACCTAGGCGCGTGCTATTCGTGCAATTTGAGATGATGGATCAGCACAATGCCAAGCGTGTTGATCTAATAAGAAATGCAATGATTGCACAGCACCCAGCAAAAGCGCATTTAATTGAAAAGAATTTGAGGGTTTCGGCTATGGCCAGTGTTAAAATATTTACGGACCAGTATAAAGCAATTGAGGGTACTTTGATGCATTCATCTTATGATGTGGTGGTCATTGACAATCTTTATAGCTCTAGTGGTACTAGTTTACATAAGAACGACCAGCTAACGCAGCTGATGAGCAAGATAGATACGCTTAGAAAAGAGTATATGTGTGCATTTATGCTTGTGTCGCATCATAAAAAACTGGAAGAAAAGCGGCCGCTGGAACATAGCATGGTTTACGGCGGGTCTTATTTTGTGAACTTCTTAGATAACTTAATACAAGTAGCCAATACCGGGCGCAATAATCAGTTGAAAGTCTTCAAGATTACTAAAATCAGAACGGAGAACGAATTCCACGAAGTGCCGCTTGGAATTTGGATGGAAACGGAAGAAGAGAATCAGTTGTCGTTTAGCTATAAAAGACCGCTGCCAAAGAACGAATCGTTTTGGTATACAGACCCGGAAGAGAATTTAGAAGAGCGTGTTTTGAAAGCCATAAAGTCAGACGGCGATAACTTTTCACGCGAACAATTCCAAGAAGCGCTGGCAGAAACGCTAAGTATTACCAGTGTTGCGAGTGCTTATAAGTGGATAAATAAGCTCATATCACTTGGCTATATTACCAAGATTGAACGCGGTCATTACATGCGATGTAGAAATGAATTGGATGATTTGGTCAAATAAGCGCATACGTAGAAAAAGTGAAATAAGTAGAAAAAGTGAAATTGAATTTCACCTAGTAGTGCTAAAACATAATAACTTTCACGACGAGAATTCTACTTATTCTACTTATTCTACTCTCTAGGGGAATGCGGTGTTTTTTTATAATAAATGTCCATTATCACACTATTCGGACAAACAATGCAAGTTTGCGGTTGAAAGCGATAACGGCATAAAATGCGCTTACATTCTTGGCTGGTATCACAAGATGAATATTAAATATTTAAAGTCTTGTTTTTTAAAAATGAAAAGTCGCGACAGATTGGCATGGCGCAACCGCATGATAAAAAAATTCGGCCAACCAAAAATATAAAATTCTTTTAAATGAAAATATTAAAATTGTAGGCGGGAACGATTTTGGGCCAAAAAATCATCAAAAAAGTCAAAACCAAGTATCATTTTGTTACGTAAAATTTTGATGATATTGCCAGCAATCCACCAGTAAAAAACCAGCCAAAAAAAGCGCAATCAAAGCAGCATTCAAAACACCAAAAAAAGCGGCCAAAATACCGCAATTTATAGCGCTAAAATGCGCCGTATCATATGCAGCTGCACAAATTGCGCGGACGTTCCAAGAATTCTATGTAATACCTGGAAACAAACAGCACTAAAAAAAAGCTATTTTATCGACGGGCGGGTCTTATATCGCCGGCGGGAATTTGTTTTCATTTTGAGCTATTTACGGAATATTTACGGAACAAAATACAGCTCTATTATTTTAAGCCGGCTTATTTAGTTAATATGGCGTTATCTATTGCCGCGGCTGGTTATATAGGGCCAAAAAAAAACCCGCATCGCTGCGGGCCTTTTTTAGCTTTGGTTAGTCTTTGTCCGGCGGATACAACGTAACAGCCAGCCACGTTGTAAATATCCAATATACAGCCATAAATAGCCAGTATATAATCTCGTTAACTGTCATTATCAATGCACCGGCAACACTATTGAAATATTTTTGAACTTTTCTTTATTGCCGCAAGCGTGCGGATTTTCTTTTATTAGCGTGCAATCGCCGCAGTACTTAGGACATATAAAAACCTTGCGCGCATTTACCTTGCTACGAATTGCGCGGCGGTCTTCTGTTGTAAGCTTTTGAGCGTTCCAATTTTTCAGCGTTTTATTGTCTACACTCACCGCTATGAAGTCACCGCGATAGATGGCCATATTGCGCACATATTGCGCTGTACTAGACTGATAATACAATCCGCCGCTACTTATGTTCAGCGCGTAATTTTCCGGCCATATGTAGCCGCTTTGATCTAGCTCTTTAAATAGATGTAAGCTCTTGCTATATCCGTATGCTTTGAGCTTTGGAAACTGCTTTAATGTATCCATCCAAAAGCGCAAGATTTCAAGGTCCGGAAAATCGCCATCTACATATAAGCGAAATGGAACGGCTTTTTGATCACGGTATATTTTGCGCTGTAGCTGCTGCTTTAATGATTCAATGATAAGCAGTCTATAGACCGGCCCGCGCTCCAATATGGTATTAAGCAGCTGCCGCGTAAAAGCGTAAGCATTCCGCCAGCTGGCGAACGTATAACACCAGCCTTGAAACGTGCCGGCTGCTTTTTTAATCCATTGAAAGCATGCACCAGCTCCGGGGCAATTCACGCCCGGCAGCGTTGACCAGTTCAAAAAATTCAGCTTTCCATTACCATCGCTAAATATCTTTTGCGGTAATGCTTTGACGCTCATTTGACTAGCTGGCATACTAAAGAATGCAAACAGCTTGCGCGCCGCTGCTTCATATGCAGATCTATTAAGCCACGCCGCCAGCGTAATAAGCTCTTTAAGCTCTTGTAATATTACCTTTTGACTTATGCGTCCGCTGGTGATTGTTGCGGCCATCCTTAGTAAGAATGGCCGGCTTATGGTGTTTGTTGTCTTCTGTTGTGTTTTCATGTGTCTATCCTATAATTGAATGTCTAATGTCACTTATTCTATCTAGCTCATCCGCTAGCTCATCGCCAGTAAGCTCTTTTTTTATTTCGTCATAATCTTTTTCTATAATCTCTAAATGCTGCGGCGCTGTTATTTGTTTAAGCTTTCCGCCGTATTCAGTCCACGTTTCAACAAGTACTGTATTGATTGGTAAGCTCCCGCCGTTTATGGAATCGCCGCGCATAGTGTTAAATAGCCATGCTGGCGGCATAATTTCAATATGATCTGGATTAGCTCCAAAATACTTAACATCTACTAGCTGCATTATTGTAACAGCTCCGCTCACTAAGTCCGCTTCATTGATCAAAGCGCCGGATTTTTTACGCGCTTTTGCTGCGTCCTCTACTGCTTTTATTGCAGCGTTCCGGAATGCTTCCCGATCGCCAAAATCTGCTTTTTTTTCAATTTTTACATTTTTGGATTTTGGTTTCTCGACGGTGGCTGGTTTTTCAGGCCCGGCCAACTGGTCACTTGCGGCGGGTTTTGGGTTTCCGTTAAGATCGTTAATCAAATCGCAAACCCGCATTTTATCTGTAGTCTTAATTACTTTTGTTTTTATTTCGTTGCTGCTTTCTCCATGATCTTCGACATGTAATTTTTCTGCAATTACATCAGATCTATCATATGCGCCAAATTCCCACTCCCAGCCGTTTCCATAATCCACAACCAGCACAAAATACGGCTGCGGCTTTGCGCGGTCATTATAGAATTTGACTAGACCCGCGGCCAGCTTTGGCAGATACTCGCCGCTGGTCTTGTTGATCTGTCCGCCCAAATCATTTTGAAAGCGGCGAAAGTTTTCATTATTCCAATTTTTGGATCCTGAGTCTTCCGGGTCACTATCTAGACAGAGCGTCGCGAACTCGTCGCCGTTCATCTCTATCCATGCTTTATTGATGATTCTTAAAGCTTGCTCCATTTGCTCCGGTGTTAGTGGATTGTTTCTATTTGTGTTACGTTTCATTTGTCTATCCTTTTGCGGCCGTGCCGCGCTTGTTATATATATATTATGTGCAATGTAGCTTTATTGACGCTTATTTGTCAACAGCCAATTAATGGATATGCGGCCAGCGAGTCCATGCAAAATAAGCCGGACGGCCAGCTGCATATATTGCGCTGCTTTTCCACAGTTTCCCACAGCTTTAAAATCCACCGTCACAAGACCGTTGGATAATGTATCCAACGTCACATAATGAGACACTTAAAACCCCGGTACACCAAGGCCAGCTTTTGCCGGGGTTGGTACTGTGGCTCTAAATTTTTTTTACCCTTTTTTGTCAACACTTTCCAGTTGTAGCTTATGTCGCTTTATGGATAAAGAATGGCATAACCTATCGGATGCGGATGCCACTTTACTAGAAGATGCTATAATACAAAGTGAGCAGTTTGCTGAGAAATTGGCAATATTCCGTAGCGGTCTAATACCTAAAGACCAGCGCTGGCTACAAACCAACGCACACGACATCTACGACAAGCTCAGTAGCCGTGAGTTAGAAGTATTTAAAATGAGAACACTAAAACACACCTTTCCAGTAATCGCAGATGCACTAGACATAAGTGTATCAAGCGCTAAGACCTACTGGCGACGTTGCCTTGAAAAATGCACCAAGGCATTTATGTCAACTAACGAGGTAAATAGTGATGGCTAAAAAAATTGATGTAGATGGCGAAAAGGTACGCATGCTTGCCAGCTTTGGCTGCACGTACATGGATATCGGTAGATACTACCAGTGTAATGAAAGCGTTATACGTAAACGGTTCAAAGTAGAATTTGAGTCCGGTCAGGAAGATTTAAAACTTTCCTTGCGTAAAAATCTTATTAAGATGAGCCTTGAAGACCAAAACACAGCTGCATCTATCTTCTTAGCCAAAAATTTTCTCGGCATGTCAGACAAAACTGCGATTGACCTTACTGGAAACATTGAAAGCGTACTAAAAGAGTGCGGTTTCGAGGACAACCCCATTGATAAAGCAAATACTGAACCGCGAGAAGCTTTGGAAGCTCTTGGGATATCAGCCGACACCACACCAACAGGCCGTACATAACTCCAAAAAGAGGTTTCGCGTCTGTAATATGGGGAGAAGATCTGGCAAGAGCTGGATGGCCGCTCACGAAATCATCCCATGGCTGCTAACACCAAATACCCGCGGCTGGATTGTAGCTCCAAATTATAATTTAGGTCAAAAGGTTGCGCGTGAAGTAAAGCGCATAATTATTCGTGAGCTAAAACTTCCAATAGAATCAAAAAAAGAAATTAGCGGCGATCTATACTTTATGCGCCTATCCGGACTTAATTCAGAAATAGCGGTACGTTCCGCGGACTCCCCGGAAAGTCTTATAGGAGAGGGCATAGATTACTTAGTTATAGACGAGATGGCGCTTATAAGCCGTGACGTATATGAGATGATGTTAAGACCTACTTTAGCAGATAGGCAAGGCTGGGCGTTGTTTTGCAGCACTCCTCGCGGCTTTAATTACTTTGAGCAACTTTACCGCCAAGGCCAAGACCCAAAACACCCTGACTGGGAGAGCTGGCAAGTACCTAGCTGGCAATCTCCATTTTTCAAAGATGACATAGAGCAATTAAAAAGGACAATGACGCGTGAAACATTTTTACAAGAAATCGGAAGTGAATTTACCAGTTACGCTGGAAAAGTATACGACTTTGACCGCTTTACCCAAGTTAAGGCCAACCTCAAATATGACCCAATGCTACCCACATACGTTTCAATTGATTTCGGCTACCGCACCAGCTGCGCTATCGTATGTCAAGTACGAAACAACCCTGACGGCTTATCGAACATATATCAAATAGATGAAATCTACTTAGAATCTAGTACCACAGAAGAACTAGCTAAACTGGTTAGAGGTTTACCGTACCACATTACATCGTATATGGGCGATCCAGCCGGAGCGGGTTCTAATTTGCAGACTGGCCTGAGTGATTTTCAAGTGTTTGCCAAATTTGGAATGAGAATCCGTTCACGTAAAGATAGACTTAGCCGAGATGTGATCAACAGCATTTCTCATGCTAGGCGCTGGATGGAAGATGCTAACGGCGAAAAACATTTCTTTGTCGCAAAGCGTTGCAAGAAGTCAATTCAGAGCTACGAGAACTATCGCTATCCTGATCATAAAAAAGACCAACAGCTTAAAGAAATGCCGTTAAAAGATGGCATAAATGACCACATCGCAGACTGCTATAGATTTATGATTTGTAATCTTTTTCCCATTAAAAGTAGACAAGCTGGTATGATCGATTGGTAATATTAGAAAATTTATCTAAAGACGCAATTCAAGCGTCATTAAAAGAACAACTCTCTACCATTGAGGATGAGCGCACGCAAGAACGCGACTATATGCTTGATTGGTATGAGGGCATTAACATACAAGATTACATATCTAGGTACTTTAGTGCAGAAACACTTAGACAAGTTCCGACATTAAATCAGAACTTAACCAAGCGCGTAGCTTCACTAACTTCAATGACATATAAGCGATCACCTCGGCTAAGAGTAAGTGAACGATATAAAGAATTAATTGATGGCTCTAGTTTACAAGCACAGCGCAGATTATTAGAGCGATTAACATTTTTACTGGGTACTATGGCTTTTCGCTCATACTGGGATGAAAGAGCCGGTAAGATAAAGTACCAAACACTTAGCCACTTTACGCCTTTATTTCTTGCTGGCGACAACCGCGAAGAGCCAGTTGGAGTTATGTATCCAATTGAGTACCAAGGAAATGCGCGTACCCCTGAAAACATACCCGTACATGCAGTTTGGACGGCAGATAGACCCGGTGCGCCCGGAATGCATTACATAGTAGACCAGCATGGAATGAAAATATCAGTAAATAATTTGGATCGCAATCCTTATGGAATCTTGCCAGTGACCTTTTGCCATCGATACCCGCCAATTCGTGATTTTTGGGCGGGAGATGGCGCAACCGACCTCGTTTCAGTGGATTTAGCCGTAAATGTGGCGCAAATTGAGTTATCGCTGGCAGTGAGGTATGGAGCTATGGGAATTAAGTACATCACTGGTGTAGATGATGCATCTCGAATTACGATTGGCACTGATAAAATCTTATACTTGCCAACCGATTCAGACCTAAATGTAACATCAAGTAGCGGATCGCTTGAATCCATTATCGAAGCCACTAGGTTTTTGGTGGAGAGCTGTTTAAACAACAACCACATTCGCGCAAAATATGCACGTAACGACTCAGGGAATGCGCCGTCAGCTGCATCATTGGCCATTATAGAAATGGAAAATATGGATAATCGCACAGCAGTAACGGAAGACACATGGCGACCTTGGGAACATCGTAGATATGAAGTAGACCGCAGAATTCTACAAGTCGAAGCCAATGCCGACCCCGGCCCAGACTACTCTGTAGATTTCTTAGAGCCAAATTATGCGCTAACACCTGAAAGCGAAATTGCGCTATGGTCATTTTATTTTGACCGAGGTTTAGCTGATGAGGAATCTTGGTACTTATATAAAAATCCCGATGCCTCGCCTGACGAGATAGCAAAATTCAAAGCACAGCAAGAAAGCAAACAACAAGACCAAACCCCACAAAACCGTCTACTAAATAGACTACAAAGCTAATTATGGCCGTCATAGATGACGCTATTTCTAGCTATTTGAAAGACTTAGGAGTTGCAGAAGATGAATTTATTAAAGACGTTAAAGAAATGGAAGAGGATGGCCTATCTAGAGAGGAAATACTGGTTGCTCTCGCTGCGCTTAATTTGCCGGCCTACCTTATTGGCGATTTGGGCATGTCTTCCGCAATCAACACCCAAATGCGTCTCACGGAATCTCTTCTTGATGATTTGCCGTTTTTTGGGAATATCACAGAAGCACAACTCGTGGCTTTACAAAATATCCAACAATCGTCGATAGTTAAATACACTGAACATCTTGGCGAATTAATTCGTACTGAAATTATTACTGGAACGCAACTTGGCTTAGATGCGGACGACATCAAAGATAGATTAACACGTTCAATTAATCTTGACCGGGTAGACAATGTTATTGCTACATCGATGACAAATTATCAGCAGCAAGTCATTTATACAATGGCAAGAGACTTACCAGCTGACCAAGAATATTATTACAGTGGCCCACTAGATAAAAAAACACGCCCGCTATGTCGAGAAATAATCGCTATGCAGCCATTTACCCGCCAAGAGTTAGAATCGACGTTTCCCGGCGCATTTACTGATAAAGGGGGCGTGAACTGTAGACATTTGATAATCCCAGTGTCAACGAATAGTGAATATAGAGAAGACCGTGCATTAGCGCGCAAAGACGTGCAGAAAATGAAAGCAAAAAAAGGCTATAAAAAACCGGAAACATTAAGGCAGTACTATGAGCGTGTTCAAAATTGAAGAGCTAATAAATTTTTCATCATCTGATGTTGAAAAGTTTGGTGATGACCTTGCTACAACGCATCGAGTACAAGCGCAAATGGGCGTTGATGCAAACGGTAAACAATTTCCAGCATATACGGCAGACTATGCGCGGCGCAAAAAGACTGGTAAAGCCGCAAAGGTTGCACATAATAAGCAAGTTAGTCCGCCAAATCTGACACTTACTGGAGCTATGTTTAAAGAATTTAAATTTTTAAAAGGCGCACAAATAAGCTCTGAATTATTTATTGACTACGGCATTGAAGATGCTGAGCAAGCTAAGAAAATGACAGCTTTACAAAAAGGTCGCTTTGGTAGGCCAAGTAAAAAATCAAAAGTAACTGTCAGACCTGACAAGGCAAGAATAGTAGCAAAAAGGCAAAAGGTTGGGCCTTTAGTAGAAGATAGGATTGCGCTCTTATTTGCAAAAAATATTAAAAAGAATTTAAGAAAACTTACAACCCGACCAACGATCATACGAATGTAAATAAGGAGGACTGTATGTCCGAAGAAGCAACCACAACGGAAGCGCCGCAGATAGCGGAAGGCACTAGATCGCCTGTTGAACCCAAAGTATCTACAGAGGTGACTCCTCAAAGTCAAGAACCAGCTGAAGAACAAAGCTCTGAAGTAAATCAGTTGATAGCAGAGGCTAAAAAGTACAGATCCAGAGCGCAAAAGTCTGAATCAGAACTTGCTAAGTTGCAAAAACAGATTGCTAGTGATCGTGAAAAGCAATTGGAAGAGCAACAGCAATGGCAAACCTTGGCAGAAGAGCGCGCAGTGCGACTAGCTGAGTTAGAGCCTATTGTAGAGCAAGCTAAGAACGATGAAGCTCAATTACGTGAGCAGATTCTATCTGAATTCAGCGAGGAAGACCGTGAAACCTTTGGCGACTTACCGTTGGCAAAACTACGCGCTCTTCAATCAAAACTAAACTCAAACAACCAACGATTGGCCGTAGCGAATAATCCCGCCGTTGCAGCTAACGAGATTCCTCAAGATTGGACTAGTATGGATAGGAACACGCGAGCAAAAAACTGGGATAAAATCGTTGCGAGATATCGAAAATAATAAGGAGTCAGTAAATGGCTTTAGATGTATTTGGTGGTGATGCAACACAGGGTTCGTCGCTTGGAGATTTATCGGGCGCTGGTCATGTAGATGTATTCATACCTGAACTATGGGCGGATGGTAGGATAATGCCGTTAGTGTAAGTGATTACATTAATTATGAGTGCGAAATTAAGCGGGGAAGCTAAAGCAAAAGCCATGCCAACCCGAACTGAAGGCTGGATGTAAAAACATAGTCAAGGGCAGAGCGTAGATTGTGAAACTGCAATGCAGAATATAATCAATCCAAGAGTTCGCGCCATCTTATTAAAGATGAAAAGGTACGCCGATACCCAGTGTAAACGCTGGGATGCAAGATAAAAAACTTGCTATAACATTTGATTTACCGCTATTTCGAGAAAAATCTTGTTTTCAAGCCTTTTTTCGATGATTACTCAAGTCTTGTAAGAGGAAAAGGCGATCAATTGCACATTCCTACCGTACAAGAAGTTGCAGTAGCAACAAAAGTAGAAAACGATGGTGTTACATACTCCGTCAACACAGAAACATCAATCGACTTAAATATCGATCAACACAAATATGCAGCTATTAAATTGGCGTTTGCATAAGTAATTATGCTTATTACTATCGCGGAAAAAAACTGGAAACCTAAGTCGCAAGATAAGGCAATCAGAGGTGAAGGCGCAAGCCAGCCGCAGAGACTA